GTTTTGAGTAAATCATTTAAAGGATTAAGAATAGATCAAATGGTTAAGAATATTCTTACCAATACTCTAAAAGTAAATCCTAAGAAGATGAAAGATGGTATCTTTACTGAGACAACTGGTCAATTTGATATTATCGTTCCACGTATGCAACCATTAGAAGCAATTCAATGGTTGTCTCCTAGAGCATACAAAGACAAACAGAATCTATTTTTCTTCTATGAGAATAGAGATGGATTCAATTTTACCTCATTAGAAAATCTCATAAGTAAACCAGCATATGATACATATAGTAGATCTGTAAAAATCAGCACTGAAGTCCCGGAAAATCAAAACTCATTCAACTTTATTAGTATAGTCGAGGATTTCGACATCATAAAGGCAATGAGGAATGGTAGCTTTTCTTCTACACTTATGGTACTAGATTTAGTGACTAGAAAACTTGGTACATATAACTACAATGCTACGCAGATACCAAAGGCTAGTTTATTGAATAAGCAAATTCCTACCAATGACTTGAAGAACCGTCTTGGGAATAGTCTTTATACATCTAAAGAAAATATGTTCAAATTTATTACATCAAAAGACTCAGATCCTACATCCAATCCTGCTGATATCAAAAATTGGTTGCCGCAAACGGCTACTAGACTTGGTTTGCTTAATACATTCAAAGTTGTTATCTCCATTCCTGGCGATATTATGGTCAAGGCTGGCGCGGTAGTTAATCTAATTATCCCCAGAATGTTAGTACAAGATGATAAAACTATCAATGATCCTATGAGAACTGGTAAATATTTTGTGTCTAGTGTTCACCATCAATTTACTCAAGACATTGCCGCTACGGTATTAGAATTGCTTTCTGATAGTGTTGGTGCAGATTTACCTGGTGCTGCTCAGAGTTCTCAAACAATTTCTAATATCATCAAACTATAATGTCATCATTAGATAAAAATTTCCTTGGTATGGATGGATTCATCTGGTTCTTCGGCGTTGTCGAAGACCGCCAAGACCCATTGGGTTTGGGTAGAGTTAAAGTCCGTATATATGGTTGGCATTCAGAATCACTTACAGACATTCCATCTGAGAGTCTACCTTGGGCACATGTTGTTCATTCCAACAATGATCGTGCATTTGCTACGCCAAGAGAAGCAGATTTAGTAATTGGATTTTTCGCAGATGGGAGAAATGGACAGGCACCAATCATTCTTGGTATAGTTCCTGGATATTTCACTAGCAAGCCAGATACAGGTTCAGGCTTTCATGATCTAAGAACTAAGGAAACTCTAAAGCTTTCCCCAAAGCATCCAATCAAGCGCACATATAATAAGGATGGCTCTGGTATAGTCATTGAAGAAGCTAATACTGCTAGCAATACTGTTCTGGAATCTCTACGTCATCCAAACTCAGATGAATTTGATAAGGAAAGTATCTCTGGTGTCGCTCGCTATGAGAATCTGGTTAATACTGTTATCAAGGCACGTAAGACCAATCTAGACAAAGATGTGATCACCGCAAATGGTGTTCAGTGGTCTGAACCATATCCTGCTTATAATCCTCTCTATCCATATAATCAAGTCAATGAAACAGAATCTGGACATATCTTTGAACTAGATGATACTCCGAAACATGAACGAATTCATTTAGCTCATCGTTCAGGATCATATGTTGAATGGTTTCCTACCGGAACAAAAGTTGAGAAGGTCACCAAATCTAACTACAGCATAGTCATGGCAGATGATCATTTGCATGTCATGGGCAAAGTAATGATCACCATAGACAACGATGCTCTGATTAAAGTAAAAGGCGATGTAATTTTAGAGGCAGGCAATAATCTATCTGCTAATGTTGCAGGCTCTATGAATTTCTCCGTTGGTGAAAATCTAAACATCAAGAGCAAGAATCTCAATTTAGACGTTGCAACTGATATTACACTTGTGTCACAATCGGTTCATCTAGCAGGACAGAGCGTAGATATTACATCAGCAGACACGAAGATTGCTTCTTCTGGAGATCTAAATCTATCCGCTGGCGGCGCTGGAAACTTCCAGTCTGGTTCCGATATGAATCTTTTGGCTGGCGGCGGCTCCAAGCTCACAGGCTCCGGAGTAGATATTAATGGTGGTTCTTCTGTCAAAATACAGGGTTCAGATGTTGCTATCAAGAAGGGTGCTGCCAGTGCCTCCGGAGCGTCCTCTGCAGCGGCAGGAACGGCGACAGGATTGCCTGCTGCCGCTGGTAAAGCCACAAAGACCACCGGAGAGGCGGCAGCAGAGACGGTTCCGGTCCCATTAAAATCTGTGCTGATAGATTTCGATCCAGAAACGGCTGTGGCATACAAACAACAGCAATTTTTGGTGGACAAGGGTGATGGAACTCTTACAACTCCTGATGCGCCTGCTTCAAATACTTCAAACACATCGAATACTTCTTCGAACAATTCATCGAGTGCCTGCGGATTTGATCCATTAACACATACCTTTCTATCGGATCCATCTTCTTGGGCAATCAGCGATAATGGTCTTTCTTTCATCAAACGTAAAGAGGGTTTCGCAAAAGTTGTCAAGGCAGATACTGTTGCCGCATATCCAGATCCTCCAGGGTCTGCAACAACGTTTGCTATCGGCTATGGAACCACTGGACCAGCTGTTGACCAGACAATTACAATTGGAACATTGATCTCTCGTGCTACTGCCGAAGAGTATCTGCGCTATGCTATCAACAAGAAATTTCTGCCAAAGCTTCGTCAGACTATTTCTGTGCCATTGACTCAAAATATGATTGACGCATGTTTGTCTTTCATGTATAACATTGGAGAAGATGGTTTCTCAGGGAGCACCATGAGAAAGCGCATCAACGAGAAGAATTGGTGTGCAGCTGCTGATGCGATGCTCGCTTGGAAGTTTGTTGATAAGGTTCCTAATGCTAGTTTGTTAGCGCGCAGACGAGATGAACGAGCATTGTTCTTGACGTAACATAAATAAGCACAAGCATAACCATAAGTAGACAAAATGGCTTTAACCACCAGAACATATTCAGACTTTGATGTTTCATTCAGAGCTCATCCGATAACGAAAGATCTTGTTAAAAAGACAGGTGCTAATGCTGTTGTGCAAGCTATTATTAATCTAGTTCAGATCAATAATTACGAAAAGCCTTTCCACCCAGAGATCGGCGGCAACCTTCGTAAACTACTTTTTGAACCAGTTGATAACATAACGTCAAATTTAATAGCTCAAGAAATTAGACTTACCATAGCGAATTTCGAACCAAGAGCTACTGTGTTGGGAGTATATGTTCAAAGCAATGTTCAAGAAACAGGGTATGATGTCACGATAGAATTTTCTATATTGACTCTACCAACACCAATTACCATTTCCGTCTTTCTAGAGAGACTAAGATAAAATGTCAGCCAATAGCAAAGTAAATTTAACAAATATAGATTTCGACTCACTAAAGTCAAGTCTAAAAACTTTCATGAAATCACAGTCTCAATTTTCAGACTTTGATTTTGAAGGTGCTGGTATCAATATCATATTAGATCTTTTGGCATATAATACCCATTATAATGCTTTCTATCTGAATATGGTCGCCAATGAAATGTTTTTGGATACAGCAGTTCTTCGTCAGTCTGTTGTTTCTCATGCTAAGTCTTTAGGATATACACCACTATCTTCTGTTGCATCACAAGCTACTGTTAATGTAACTATCACCAAAGCTAATAGTGATCCTACAGTTTTGCTGACGATGCCGCGCTTTTCTAGTTTCTCATCTGATTCTCTTGATGGAGTTTCTTATAATTTCGTAACGCTTGATAATATCATAGCTAATGCAAGTGGTAATACCTTTGCTTTCAATAATGTAATTATCAAAGAAGGTTCTCCAACAGTCAAGACATTTATTCAGGATGGGGCTACTAATTCTAAACAAATATTTGATTTGGTTGATGCTGGGATTGATACTTCTACAATTCAAGCGATTGTCCAGAAGTCCCTGACTAACATTCTACAAACACGCTTTACATTAGCCACTGATAGCACTGTAGTTAATGCTACATCAAATGTATATTTCCTACAAGAAGGAACTAATGGAAATTATCAAATATACTTTGGTGATGGTGTTATTGGTAGTGCTCTAGAGGATGGTAATATTGTTATTATTAGCTATATCACCACCAATGCTGATGCTGCAAATTCTTTACAGACATTCAAACTAAAGAGCAGTTTGCTCTCTAGTTCTACTTCTAATGTATCAACAGTAGCTATATCCGCAGGTGGAAGTGCCGCTGAAGATATTAGTAGCATTAAATTTAATGCACCAAAATCATATATTGCACAGAATCGTGCAGTGACTAAGAATGACTACATTGCTTTGATCAATCAGAAGTATCCATATTTTGATGCAGTGACTATTTGGGGTGGAGAAGAAGAACTTCCACCAGTTTATGGCAAGGTCTTTATTTCTGGCAAACCAAAGAATGGTTATGCTGTAACAGAATCTCAAAAACTATATATCATTAACAATATAATCAAACCAATTTCAGTTCTAACGGTTACTCCAGAATTTGTAGACGTAGATTATAATTATATTCTTCTATCTATAAATGCTGAATACGATTCAAAGCAGACAACGAGATCTGAAGGAGAAATCAAGACTCTGATTTCTTCTGCCGTGAATAACCATGCTAATTTAAATCTAAACACTTTCAATTCAGAATTCCGTTTGTCACGACTTTTAAGATCAGTAGACGATTCAGAAGCTTCTATTCTATCTTCTACTGCAAGTGTTTTCATAGAAAAACAATTTGTTCCTAGTATTACTTCATCACAAACATATACCCTAACATATGGAATTCCTCTGAAGCGTGGAACTACAACAGATAAACTCTATAGCACTCCATCATTTAGTATTCTGGATAATGGCGGTGTTACTCGTTCAGCCTTTATTGAAGAGACTCCAGAAAGCTTCTCTGGACTAGAAGAAGTGAAAATTGCAACATCTGGCACAGGTTACATTACCGCTCCTGCTCTAACAATTACTGGAGATGGTATAGGTGCAAATGCTTATGCTATTATTGTAAATGGTAAAGTGGCTTCTATTGTTATTGATAAGCCAGGTTCTGAATACACGACAGCAACAGTCAAAGCAACAGGTGGTGGCGGATCTGGAGCAACCTTCGTTGCAGGTCTACACGGACGTACTGGAATATTGAGAACATATTATTATGATGGTAACAACAATAAGACTATTATAGATGCTACTGCCGGGTCCATAGACTATACAAGTGGTATAATTGTTTTAACAGACTTTACTCCAACGGCAATCTCTAGTCAATACGGTATCTTGAAGCTCATTATTCAACCTGATGTTCTATCATTTGCTTCTTCAAAAGCAAATATTCTAACGATTGATCCTAATGACATCAATGCAATCACTGTTGCACTAACAAATATAAACAATTAATATGACTGAGCCGATCACTAACACTGTATCAACTTTCATTGATAGTCAGCTTCCTCAATTTATTAGGGAAGATAATCCTCGCTTTGGTGCGTTTCTCAAAGCATATTATCAATGGATGGAGACAAGCAACAATTCTGCCATCATTGGAGAATCTAAGAAACTTCTCTCATATAAAGACATAGACCGTACTACAGATGCCTTTATTCAATATTACATTAATGACTTTCTACCATATTTCCCAAATTCAACAGCATTGGATGAGAAGAAGCTTCTAAAAGCAGCAAGAGATTTCTACCAAAAGAAAGGAAGTGTAGAATCCCTTCAGTTCTTATTTCGCGTGCTTTACAATAAAGAAGCCAGTATCTATTTTCCAAAAGACAATATTCTAAAAACTTCTGATGGTAAATGGACTCAACCACAAGCTTTACGCGTGGTTCTTGATGCCGAAACATTGAATTTTGATGTGAATCAACTCGTTGGTAGATTTGGAGTTGGTTCTATTTCTAATACTTATTGTGTTATTGAATCAGCCAGTAAGACGGTTGATTCAGATCTTGGTATCACCCTAATAGAATTAATTGTGTCTGATGTTACTCAAGCATTTGCTCAATTAGAAAATTTGAATATAACTTATACTACAGCCAATGGTAGTTCTCAATTATTCAGTCAAAAGATTATTGCTGCTTTGTCTGACATAAAGATTGATCCTAATAATCGTGGAACAAAATACACAGGGTATGTTAAGGATTCTGGTGGAAATTTCACATATCTTGGTGATCCTGTTGTTATTACTGGTGGTCTTGCTTCAGGCGATGTTCAGGCACGTAAAGCAACGGCATTTGTCGGAAATGTAACTTCTGGATCTATCACTGGAGTTACTGTCCAATATGGTGGTTGTGGCTATCGTGTGTTTCCGAACACAATATCAAGAGTCGTAAATGATCCAGCTGATAACACTGGAGCAGGCGCAAATGTTATTGTGCAAGCATTTGATTCTACAAATTCTATATTTCTATTATTGAATACTGATGCAATCATATATAAACAAAATTCAACTATTAGTGCTGCAGACTACGCATTCTTAAATTTGGCATTTTCTAATGCCAATACTCCTCTACAAAATGCATTTTCATTTGCAAATGTTCAGTTTGCTGCAATCACATCAATGAATGTCATCAATGGCGGTGGTGGATATACAGCAGTACCTACTCTAAATCTCTCAACATTCTATTATTCAGATTACACTACTGACACTGCTAACACTGGCAATACTGCATTGCTAGCTAATGTATTGAGCTATATTTCTGAGCTTGGATATGTTTGTAATGTGGTTATTGGTTCCGGTGGAACAGGATATAGCAATGTGACTGATACAATTGTAGTACCATCAGCCATTGGATATAATGCTACTTTCACATTCCAAACAACAGCAAACGTTATCAGCAGTGTTACGATCACTAATAGAGGGGAAGGATATATTCAACTTCCTATAAATTTAATTATTGCTAATAGTACAAATGTTTCTAATTCCTCAGCCGGGTCTAATGCTGTTCTAACAGCGTATGGATTTGGTCAAGGTGCACAATTCAATATTGCCGTCGACAAAATTGGTTTGATTAGTGATTTCAGAATCACAAGTCGTGGATTTGATTATATTTCAACTCCAAATATATCTCTAAGAATACAAGATGTCATTATTAATACATTGCCAGCAAATACTTCATTTGTTGTAGACACTAAACTATATCAAGGAGCTAGTATAAATGCGGCAAGTTATAGCGCATACATTGACTCCTATAATGTGACTTCAGGTGTTCTTAGATTATACGACTATCAGGGAGCACTAAATGTCTTTGCTAATCTTGTTGCTACAACGCTTAATGCTAGAGTTAACATTTCTGCTACTGGAAACGTCAAAACCTATGGTGATGGTAAAGCAAAGGCTACTGCAATTTTCTTGAATGGTTTAATTAAATTCCCAGGATTCTATTTGAACACAGATGGAATGCCAAGTTCAGATATGTATCTTCAAGACTCAGATAAATATCACAACTATTCTTATGTCATTGTTGTAGAAAAGGCATTGTCAGAATACAAGAACACTTTGATGCAATTAATTCATCCGCCAGGAATGGATATGTTGGGGCAATATTCTATCATTGCTGATGAGAATATCTCACTCAACGCCGTTAGTAATATTAGTATTTCTACAAATGCTGCTGGAAATATTGGCGTTGATGGGCAATACTTTTCTAATACTGGAAATGGTAATGGTTGGTATTCTATATTGAATGCTGGTAACACACCGCTAACAACTATGAAGCCACTATCAAATAGCACATATTGGATACGCACTGCTGCTAATACTCTAATAGTTAATTCTCCTACAGGAATATTAGCTCCTGATGGATCAACTTCAAATGTTGTTAGAATGACTGAGAATACTTCTCCATTAGCATTTTATGGACTATCTCACGATTGGGTGGGAGCTGAAAATCCAGTTGGGCAACAAGTAGCTAACGCAAATGTAACATTCTCAATATATGCTAAGTTTGGTAGTTCTAATGGTGCAAATCAGTTTCTCTCAATAATTTCAGATATAACTGGTGGTAATGATAATGCAGCGGTAACTACATTCAATACTGCAGCAAGTCCTATGACGTTTCTTGCCAATAGTAACACTGGCACTCAGTCAAGGCAACGTGGTTGGTCCATCACTCCTGTTGCTAATTCAAATGGTTGGCATCGTTTGGCAACAACGGTTACTTTGGGTTCAAATACACAACTTCGTTTCGGAGTAAGTTTTGCTACAACTAGTGCTTCATTGAGTTATCCTACATATGCAGGAAATTCATCTAATATGATTTATCTTTGGGGTCCTCAATTAGATACTAACACCGGAAATTCAATTACACCAAACCAATATTATGGTTTACATACAATGTTTGGTACACAGAATTCATTTGGATCTGTTGGTAATGTTGGTGATATGGTTGTCTTCAATACTACCGATTCAAGCCGCAGACTACATACCAAGACTATCACTGGTATTGGCAATGGCAATATTGCGTATTTGGATGCCAATACCAATTTCATCTTCACGAATCCAGCAAACGTTACTAACACATCAAATGTCATAGTAAGTACCAATGTACTGGGTAATATTGCAGTGAATGATCTTGTTCAATTGAATGTCAATGGAAATATTCAATTGTCACTTGTACAGGTTGTGGCTCAGAATAGTCTGTCTGTAAATACGATATTCCAAGTGAATGTTTCTAATATAATGCTGTCTGTTTTCCCAAGCATGAATGGTGCTAGTTACACAATCGTACAAGCTCCTAAATAAGAGTAATCACGGAGTAGATATATGCCTGCAGTTTTATCAACAATGAGCACACTAACCATCCAACAGAGGGTGAGATTAGCTGCGGACATGCTTGCCGATTTGACTACAGAGGACAACGAAAGTACATATCTTGGTATCGGAAGAAATGCTGCTTGGGCAGCAAATGACACTCTTGTTGAAACTCCTGTTCAGAGCATTGAATATGAGAATCAGGTTCGTAGAGATTTGATTGCTATTAAAAAACTCTTTCTAACTAATACAAGTCTTGTTATTCGTCGTAAAGATTGGGTTGCCAATACAAAATACGATCAGTTCTCTCAGAATGTTGAGATGTACAGTTCTACAAGCACCATTAATGCCAATGGTCAGGTTACTCTAACAAATACCTCGAATGTTGTTGGTGTCAATACAACATTCCTACTTGATTTTGCAAATAATAGTCTGATCACTCTTCCCGGAGACGGTATCAATATTCTTTCTCAATTAAGAGAAGTTATAAATGTTGTTAGCAATACAGTGATTACCACCAATCTAGCTTTCTCAGGAACATTTACATCCAACACTCCCCAAAAGACAGTAAATTACGCACCGAACTATGCTAAGAATTTCTATGTTCGCAATTCATATGATCAAGTATTTGTCTGTCTAGATAATAATAGTGAATCTCTATCTACTGATATGCCAAAGATCGGCATCGGTGGAGAATTGCCGTCTGACCCATATATTATCACTGCAGATTCATATAAGTGGAAGTATCTCTACACGATGTCTGGTGGAATGAAACAGAATTTCCTAACTTCAGATTGGATGCCTGTTACACAAGATGACAATGCTGCAATTGCTGCGGTTGATGGTAGACTAGATTTTGTCAGAATATTCAATGGTGGCACTGGATATAATAATACTGCAGCAACGCTCTCTGCTGCCATTCTCAATGTGAGTGGTGATGGTACTGGAGCGAATCTCACGGCACAGGTAGATGCCAATGGCACTATCTATGGTATAAACATGCTTAATGGTGGTTCTGGATATACCAAAGGCAATATCACAGCAAATGTTGGAACAACTGGCGCTAATGCGAATCTCTATATGGTAATTGGTCCTTCGGGCGGCTGGGCATCTAATGTTGCTCTTGAACTGGGTGCGACAACAGCCATGTTCTCTATTACTATCACAGGAACAGAGAGTGGTACTATCCCGACAGTAGATTCTTTGGGAAATTTCTTCAAATACAGACAAATTACTTTGATTCAAAAACCGCTGCTGGCAAATGGCGCGGCAGCAAATGCAACCAATTATGAAATGAGTTCTTCTGCTTCGGTTTCTTCAAATATACCATTTGCTATGGGAGATCTAGCTTACCAAAGCTCAACAGGGTTGTATGCTAATGCAACATTCACAGCAAATGTTGTGTGGTTTGATCCAAGTACCAATCAATTACACCTAAATAACTTGAATGGGACATTTGCAGCACTTACTTCACTATATGGAACAACTAGCTCAAATGCATCACCATATGGGGCAACAACAGCATTTTCATTATCCACTCCAGCTATAAAATTAACTTCAGGCGATTTACTTTTTATGGAAAACAGAGCGTCAGTAACTCGTTCTCCAAGTCAATCAGAAAATATCAGAATCATAATTCAGTTCTAAGGTAAGAATGAAACACCTACATCACACAATTTCAAAACTCATGAGTGGATTTAACGATCTTTCTAATATGGAGAATTCATAATGGCTCTGTCGTTCGATGTCGCTCCGTATTATGATGACTTTGCAACCAGTGGTGGTGCTCAAGACAACAACTATATGCGTATTCTGTTTAGACCTGGTAAAGCAGTTCAGGCGCGTGAACTGACTCAACTACAGTCTATTTTACAGAATCAGATCAAAGCATTCGGCAATCACATTTTTCAGGATGGATCTCCGGTTTTTGGTGGTCATATCTCTTTGGATACAAGTGTTGTTGCTATATCTCTTCAACAACAATATGCTAATGTAGACATAAATCTGTCAGATTTCCTTGTTGGTGGTAATGGTACTTTAATTATCAATGCCTCTGGTTCAACTACTGTAAAAGCAGTTGTTATCGCTACAGATACAACAGGAACATATCCCACAATCATTGTTAAGTATCTAACTGGTAATAAATTTGCTAATGGTGATGTTATTCAAGTTGCTTCTGGTCTTCAAACACAAGCTCAACTTGTTACTTCTAATGCAAGTGTCGGCGCGGCTTCAGCTAGTATTAATGAGGGTATTTTCTATAGTGGTGGATTCTTTGTCAAGGTTTCTCCGCAAACCATTGTCTTAGATTCTACTACCACAAAACCAACCTATCGTGTTGGTCTAGAAATTTCAGAATCAATTGTTGATGAAGTTTCTGATACCAGACTCCTTGATCCAGCTCAGGGAAGTTTTAACTATCAAGCTCCTGGTGCCACTCGCTATCAGTATAAATTAAATCTTGCTAAGAGACTTGTATCTTCTATTGATGATAGTGCCTTCTATGAATTAATGCGTGTAGAAAATGGATTAATAACCAAACAAGTAGACTATCCAATTTATGCCGATCTAGATAAAACTCTTGCGCGTCGTACCTTTGATCAGGCAGGCGATTTCACTGTACGTCCGTTCATCATCACTCCTGCTTCTGATCCAGCCAATTCTGCACAATACACACTTGTCATTGATCCAGGTAAGGCATATGTCAAGGGATTTGAGTTTGAAACTGTTGGTACACAAAAGATATTCTCACCAAAGGCAAGATCTACAAATACAATTACTGATTATGGTATGTCTCTTGAATTTGGTAATATCTTAACGGTAGCAAATGTTTTTGGTGGTAATGCTACAGGTATCTTTGATATCACAAACTATCAGCAGGCAGATTTACATTGCGTCCAGACTGCCAATGCGAATACTCTGAATGTCAATGTGTATAATGCAACTAAGGTAGGAACTTCTCGTGTTCGTGATATTGAATATCTAGGACTAGGATCTTTCTATGCCTATGTAACTGAAATCAATATTACTCCAAATACATTTATCTCTACGGCAGGTAATGCTAACTCAATTACCATGCCAGTCAACTTCTCCACGACAGTTAATGCATATCTAAATGTCGCGGTCTCTGTCAATACAGCAGGCATCATTGATAGCAGAACTATTATCAATTATACTGGCGCTGCTACAAAAGTTGCATTCCTAGATCGTCCACTATCTGTAAATGCTAATGCAACTTCTAATATCACTTTAAATTGGGGTATTAAAGACACACAGGCTTTGACCTATCCTCCTACAACATTCGCTGCTAATGTGTATTATATGCAGAACGCAACTTCTGCGCTTTATACTGCTATGGATATTTCTGCCAGTGGACGAGACGTGCATGGTAATACGGTATTGACGGATACACAATTTAATAGATTGATTTTCCCTTTGCCACAGAACTATGTTGCTCAAAACACTATTACCAATGCAAATTTCTACCATAGAAAGAATCTATGGTCACAGACTTTCACATCAGGTAATTTATCCATCACTAGCGGTTCTGGATTGGGAACTGGTGAGACCATTCCTTATGGATTCACCAATGCATTCCTACCAGATAATACAGCAAACACTAATGTGTTGATTATTGTTCGTGATAAGCAAAGCTCTAACCGCGCTAATGGTGAGATTATCAATTTCAATCGTGGTTCAGTTGCCGCTGGTAATGGTGTTAATCAAATTGATAGCACTCATATGACTTTGGTAACTGGTTCTAGTGCTGCCTTTATTGGTGACGTCATTTTCACGGTTCAAGTTACTAATGCCGCTGCGGCGTCAGTAGCACGTAGAACAAAAGATATTAGAGGAAATGCTTCTAACACTGTCCTATTAAGCACGGATAGATATACTAACGGAACCGCAGTTATTGGAACTACTCCTGCCCCAACGGTCTTTATTGATTCTGCAAATGGAATGGTTTGGTTCACAAGTAATACCGCAATGGCAATGGCTCCTGGTGCTAATCAGTCTCTATATGTTGCAGACGTTTTCAATCTAATTAAAGTTTATGATTCTGGTAATACCGCATTTGCTCCTAATGTAGCAAATGTGCTACTTGATATTACATCAAACTATTATGTCAACTCTGGTCAGCGTGATAACTACTATGATCATGCATCTCTTGTTCTAAAAGCAGGTGCTGCCGTTCCGAGAGGACAGACTGTGGTAATGCTTCAATACTACAATCATGATGCTGTCGTTGGATTCTTTGATGCCGATTCATATTCTGGTCTTGCATATACGAATGGGCAAATTCCATACTATAACTCTCCAAAGTTTGGAACATTCTCTCTAAGAGATTCTATTGACTTTAGACCAACCCGCACAATTGGTTCTTCTGCAAATGTCAATACATTTAATTTAAGTGGTTTAAAGATTCCGCAACCGGATCACTCAATGACATTGAGTTTTCAATTCTATTTGCCACGTATTGATAAGTTGTTATTAAGCAAGGACAAGAACTTCCGTATCAAACAGGGTACTCCTGCTCAATATCCAACTCCTCCTGCTGATAGTGACGACTCAATGACACTGTATGTCATTACACTCCCAGCTTATACTTCCAATCCTAAAGAAATTGGAATTAAATATGTTGAGAATAAACGCTATACTATGCGCGATATTGGTGCTCTTGACAAGCGCATTCAACAATTAGAATATTATTCTTCTCTGAGCGTGTTGGAGTCTCAAGCTACAAATGAAAAGATTCTATATAATGATAATGTTACTGCAAAAGATCAGTATGGAATTATTGCTGATGACTTCGGTGGATTTACCATTGCTGATAATAAAAATCGTGACCTACGTTGCTTCTTGTCTCAAGGTTCTCTGTCTGCCTATAAATTCCAGCAAACATTTGAAACAAAATTTCAATCATCTGCTGGCGGATCTTATGTGAAGAATGATAAGACGTATTGTCTTGCATTCACAGAAACTCCCGCAATAACTTCTAATACTGCAACTACATATATTAGTGTTCAGCCTTTCTTATTTGGACAATTCAAAGGACATTGCAAACTAACACCAGAAACAGATCCTGGCTTCAGTCCAATGCCCCCAATTGTTACTTTACCACCAGAAACACCAATTGAGAGACCACCAGTGCCAGCGCCACCGGCAGCGCCAACAATTCCTGTACAAGAACCAACTCCTCCAGAACCAGTTGTTGTAAGTACTCTAGATGACTATGAGAACTATGAGGAATATTGGGCTTATCCGGGTGGATATGGTAGAGCTGGTTGGATTCGTATTGGTAGAAATAGTGCTGGATATGGTTTAGTGAACCCTGTAAAAAATTGGTATGGCAGATCTATTAGTGGACAGGATACAGTGTCTCAGATAACTCCACTGCCAAATCTTGGTACGTCTATTCAGTTGTCTCCAGGAGCTAAGTTATCACAAGGTACAGCTGTGAATATTCAGGGTGCAGGAAATCTAACATCACCAGTTGGATATGATCTGCGTGACTTAGGACTATGGTAATTAAATAAGGATATAGGATAACATGTCGAAAATTTCACCTATTTTTACAACTGTTGGCAACTATTTGGTTGATCGATCAGTAGTGCCTTATATCAGATCATTGCCGATGTATATTAGAGGATTTAATCTACGTCCTTACGCTTATGCAAACTATTGGTTTGACCAAGTAGCAATTAATGCATATGTTCAACCAGCGTCATTTTTACATATTTCTTCTGGCGCCGCAGCAAATCTCTTCACACACCAAGAAGGTGTCTATTGTGTTAATACTCACGCATATGGTGTAGTATGTGAGAATTCGCAAGGAACTATTCTCCACATTGACGAAAATTATCTGTGTATGAATGTTCAGCCATTTGGTCCGAATGGCTCAAACTCATTCGCATCATCTGATTATGCTGTTGGTGATGTTGTTTATATGTCTAACAACTCTCCAGATTTATATTCTAATACATCTATGGCGCGTGTGGTGTATTGGGATTCTGCAAATGGTGGATTGGCTCTTGATGTTTCTCATGGAACGTTCTCCAATACATCAATAAGTAATGTCATATTTAAAGTTGGTTCTACTAATAGAGCTAATGTCGTCAATTTCGTATTTGGTGATAAATTTCCTATTGGTGGGAGAATTATTTCCGTTGCTAATACCGCAAAGAACTTTTTAAATGCCAATTATCTTCACAATCATGGTGTCATCACAAGAATTTCTGGCGCTGGCAATCAGATTCAATTGTCTGGTAAAGCTAATGCAAACATGGTCAATCAAAATATATATCTTTCTGGTGGGTATGGTATTGGTCAATTAGCAAAAATTATATCAGTTGATACTGGTACTCATGTTGTTACTCTGAATACTTCTTGGGTTGGTCATTTTGGTAATTCTTATTATTCAATTGGTCAAGTTCAAGTAGATGATATTGGTATTGCTACTAGCATTTTCCGTATTCCTGAAGACGATAATGCTAAATTTCAATCTGGTAGTCGTTTGG